ATGATACAAATCTATAACTTGTCGAATCACCCCAATAAGTTTCCAAGTGTTCTACCATTATGGTGTTTAAATCATTCATTTGTTCCATAAAAGCAGTCATCATTACGATGCTATACGTACATACTACAAAGTCTGGCATACCTGTTTTTATAAATTCTTCTACTGGTTTTTGACCAGTTAATACTGAAAATCTATCATATCGATTATTTTTACTCCATCCATTACTTGATCTGACTACACTAATGAATTTACCCTGAACATCGTTGTCGAATGATAATGGCATTTGGTCATTCATAGCAACACCTGTTCTCTTAATCACTATAACTGGTAAAATAATTGTATTGTTTTTATCTCTTAATACACCACGATTTCTTATAGATTTCCACCTTTCTTCATTGCCATACATAACAGGTACTTTAATAATTTCATTTGCTTCCCTAACTATAGGTTTCATCACGTTTTGCATATGTCTTATCACGGTAGTGTCGATATCAGTCAAACCAATCGATAAACCTTTACCTGCATTACGACCCGTTCCTTTTTTAATTACAACTTTTGAATTACCTTTTTCGGAACGAATGCTTGTTTGATTAGCTCGATTAATTGTCGATTCGTTTGTTACATTCGTATTCGTTATGGGTTTAATTGCCACGGCGTAGTTTCCTTAGTTTGTCTAATTTATTTTCTGAATTATTAGCATACTCTTCAGACTTTAATCCTTTAGTAGAAGCCTTATCAATTGCAATTTGTTTTTCAATAGGAACATCTACTGCGCCTAAAGTTATTTCTTCCTTCTCTCCATAAATATTACCTTGTTTTAATAAATCTATTATTTCATCAAACCTATCAGCCTTTGGTTCTCCGTAGAAATTTTCACTTTCGCTATCATAATTTTCCTCAAAATCAACATCTTTTTGTACCTTCACCATCGAAGACCTTTTTGGTTTCATTACAATTGTTTTATCTAACAACTGAACAGCCATTATCTTGGTCTCTCTTCTATTTGAATACTCGACAATCTACTACGATGTGCTGTTGCCTTTATGGCATGACTGAAGTTAGGGTGACCTCCAATTAATTGTGGTTCTGTTACCCCATTTAACTCCCAATAAACATCATTCCAATCACACACATCACCGGCTTCAGGATAGAAATCCAAACTACCACTAGCTAAATTATTTCTCTGAAACATTAAATCTATAGATGAATTATTATCTGGACCAATTTCATTAAATTGTTCGACTTCAGGTACATTGAATCTAACTAAACAATTAACCCTAAATCCAACATTAAAATACTTTGTAGTGCTTTCACCATAAATGTTATCTTTAGTATGTGTGGTATTGACTTTATAAATATCAACTGACTGTCCAACTATCTCATCAATCAACTCCTCATTTAAGTGGTCAATTAAATTTATTTCTTTCTCTGTGATAAAAAATGGTGTTGTAGCTGACATTTAATTATCCTATGTAAATTAACAATGGAGCTTTATTCAATACTTCCTGTTGAGCATTTGCCTCTTCGGCTTCAGCTTTTAATTTTTCAGTCAAAGAGACTGTTTCTAAAAATTCTTTTAACTCCTCTAATAATTGTGTCTTTTCTTCCCTACCCTCTGCTTTCAAAGCATCACCATCAAGTGTTACCTCAGCATCTGGTATAGGTAAAGCACTATACTTACTTCGTATGATACCAAGTAATTCCTTTGATAAAGCGGAAGTGAATTTTCTTATCCATTGTCTACCTGGTTGATTTATTGAACTATAAGTAATAAATTTATACGGAACATTAGATGGATCACTTACTCCACCTTGCATTGAACCACTTACATTATTAGTATTTTTAACATCATCCTTTACGTAATATTCAAACCATATTTTTTCACCATTATCGTCATCAGCTGGATTTGGAAATATTCTTAACTTATTATTATGAATTTCAAATGAATAGGCACTTTTTCTAATTAAATCAGATGTTTCAATTTGATTAGCTCTGACTAAATCATAACTGATTGGGTGTAGCATAAATGATACTGCTGGTGATACATTACCGAATCCAAAATTATCTAACATTTGTCGTTGGTCAAATGAACCAGCATAAGGATCGTAAAATCTTGTTATTGCTGATGATGCGTGATTATAGACCGATTGAACTTCAATTCTTCTTCCACTTTCACTAACTTCAGCCCATACACTTTGTAAATCATAATCTTGAGTAGAACCACTTAAAATAATATATCCTTTTTTTAAATCTACATTACCACCCATATTGACAGCGGTGCCATATTTTTCTGATAACTGAACGGATGGACCATTTGTTGGAGTTACAGGATTAGATACGCCAGTACTTAATGAACCTGATATTCTTGACTTCTCACCATATTGTTCCCACATCCAATTCTTAATATTGTAATTATTAATATGTTGAGAATACTCATTTATTGATTCTTCAAAACAAGCATAAATTGAACCACTTGGTATTTCTAATTGTAATACTGGGTATCCTAATCGCTTAGCAACCCATTTAGTTACTGAAACGATATCAGATTGAAATGTGGAATCACCTTCATAAGTTCCATAAGGTGTTTGACCTGAACCCGAGGTAAAGGTTGATGGGTCAACATAAGCATAATTTAATTTTGGCATCTATAGTTCTCCTTAACTATAAATATATAACTTATAAAAACAAAAAAGGGAAAGAATTGAATCTTCCGTATTTAATGTTTTCGTAAATTATCTTCCCATTTCATAATCTGTAAATTAGTAATGTTTGCTATTTCTTCGGCTGGTATCATATCTTTCCAACCCTTATTTATAGAAATTATATGGTCTATTTGGTAAGCCCCTTCAACTCCCATTCTTCCCCTATTTTCTTCTAATTTTGAATAGTTTGGTAGGGTGTGTAGTGGTTGTTTTCTGGTTAAGTTATGAACTTCGTTTATGTAGGACTTTTTCATTGGATATTTCTGTTTGTATTCTTCCCATGAAGTAAAACCCGCTTTGGTTGCTCGCATTTTCTTTATTTGTTTATCTGTCAATCCTATAGCTACACCTCGTGGTTGTTTAGTTGTGCTACATTTTTCACACATCGATTTATTCTGTTTGGCAACATTCATACCATATTTCGATGCAAAACATCTAACCACCCCACAATCTGGACATTCTAATTTCCATTGGGACTCTGTGTATTTAGTATTTCGATTTGCTGGATAATTTGGATTTTTACGTCCTGTGAAATGTTCACTTAATTTTACCTTTTGACATTCTACACACATAGAGTCATTAGCCTTTGCGTTATACCAACTTCTTTTGTTTTCATAACTTACTTCACCACTACATATTGGACATTCTCTATACCACATTTTGTCATTACTCCCTTTCGTATAATAATAAGTATCAAGAAAATATGTTTCCAATCAAGTTATTTTTGGGCATAAAAAAAGGGGACAGAAATGAATCTGCCCCCTCTCTATATGATCGGTTTATCCTAAACTAACTTAAATTAAATCCAAAGATTTAACTTTAATATTAGCATAGAACTCAGGTCTAATCATTTTCTTAGCGTAACGCGTCATTACCCCTTTCCTCGGAGTAAAATCACTTGGATCATAAACCAACGGAGTTGTAATTAACGGAACGTAAGGGCTATATACAGCACCAGTTTCTAAGAAGTTTGAACCACGGAATCCAACAAGGATGTTGTTTTCAGTCATGTACGGGTTTTTATAAACCGTAAAACGACCAGCAACTTGTCCTACTTTGGAAACACCCATAGCAAATTGAGTAGCACTCGCATCGCCATCACCAGGAGCACTATTGTACCCAGGTAATGATTCAAGGATAGTAGCAACTTTCGGTGAACAAACAACGAAATTAGCACCACCACGTAGTGTCAAACGATGAATTTCATTTGATACTTTTTGAATCTTAGCAACAAGAGTCTGATACCATTCAAAACGAGTTCCGTAGAATACATTAGTATCAAATGAACTAGTACCGGAATCATAATCCTCACCTGCTTTAGCAGACCAGTAATCAGTTGTTTGGGCATCACTAACCAACATATCAAGGATTTCCAAATCGATTTCCATCGCAATGTAATCACTCAACATACTTGTTAATTCAGCTTCAGCATCAACACTATGATAAGCATTAAGATCTTGAGCAAGCTCAGGAGACCATACGGCTTTCAATTTACGTGTCTTAGCAACAATCGGTAAAGACCGAAGTTCTAAATTGACTTCAGGAATACCTAATGTATCAGTAGTCGCATCACCAGTTCTATCTTCAAAGTCACCTCTGTTAGTAGCATTAGGTTCTTGTGAGTAATCTACTGTCCATGAACCAGATGCTGTATTTGCATCAGATGCAGATACAATTAACTGTACATTAGTACCAACAATTTTTGTAAATTGTTGTAATACATACGAGTCTGAAGTAGCATCAGTAAAGTTCCAAGACCTAACTGATTTCTTATCAGGACGTACTAATGTAGCCAAAGGTATAGAGACTTTATAGAATTCATCACCCGAACCCAAGGATGATGATATTTCTGAATTAAAGTCAATATCTGAAAAGGATGCTGCCACACCGACTCCAGAAGCTAGTCCAGCTGAAGATGTTTGATTTGATGAATAGCCATAACGACCAGCTCCATAAAATCCACTATCTTCACCGTAAGGACCAGTTGATCCAGATGGTGTGT